CTGGAGGCCTTCTTCGCCCGCCAGCGATTGGGGTGACAGGCATGCCGTTCGGTAAGCTGCTCGGCGGTGGCGTGTCCGAGCGGCCTAAGGAGCACGCCTCGAAAGCGTGTGACGGCTAAAACCGTCCGAGGGTTCAAATCCCTCCGCCACCGCCAGCTCCACCGCAGGTCAGAGGCTTATTTGGACCCTTTCTGGCCTGCGGTGGACACCAACTGGACACCGTTTTTCGGTCCGAATTTCGCGTGCAAGCTCTCAGCAACCACGTCGAGGTCATCATCAAATAGGTCGGCATAGACCTTGAGCGTCACACTAGGGTCTTTGTGGCCGAGCATCCGCGCCAACGCCAACACATTCGCGCCGGCCGACACCGCCAACGATGCGCAGCTATGCCTCAGATCGTGCGGCGTGACCGTCTGCACACCGGCCCGCTTGACCGCTCCGGAGAACCAACCGCCCGACGACTTCGGACGCGGCAGGTAGCCGCCATCGTTGCCGGGGAACACCAGATCGCCAGGAGCCTTGCCCTGGCATTCCACCGATAGCTCGTCGAGGACGAACGTGGGGACCGGCACGCTGCGATCTTCGCGGCCTTTGGTTGGCCCGACCGCGTGATCGACGCCGAGCTGTACCGCGTTTTCTGACACCGCGATACGGCGCCGCAGGAATTGAACGTCACGCACTTTCAGTGCGACCGCTTCCCCCCAGCGCAACCCGGTGTAGGCCAGCAGCAACACCAATGTCCGATGCTCACCGGATTCATCAGCCAGCCGGCGCACATCATCAGCGGATAGGTATACACGTCGCTTGCCCGCTTTGCGGGGCAGATTGTCGATACCTTTCGCCGGATTACCTGCGAGCCGCCTTGCCTTCACCGCGTCGCCAAGAATGCCACTCAACACCCCAACCGACCGCACGACTGTCGTCGCACCCGAACCGCTGCGTGTCATCGCCGTAACCCATGACTCGATGCTGACCACACCAATGTCAGCGACGGCAACCGGCCCCCACTTGGGTTTCACGTGCACCCGGTACGCCGATTCGAGCATCCGGTAATGAGATTGAGCTGTCGCTTGCTTTTTCCGTGCCAGCCAGTCGGCAGACAGCTCGTCCACGGTGATCTTGCCCAGCGTCGGGGCGATGTAGTCGCCGGTGAGCTTTTTGACCTCAACATCATTGGCGAATGTCTGTGCGTCCCGTTTGGTGGTGAAACCGCGCTTGCGCGTGGTCCGGTTGCCGGGTGTGCGGTAGCGGACCGCGTAAAGTGTTGTCCCGCCTGATGTTTGATATTTTTCAACGGTTGCCATCGGAGAGACTTTCCATGAGTTCGGCTTTGAGTTCGCGGGTTATCCGACCACGTTTTTGAGGATTGGCATCCGGGCCGGCACGGCGGTCCCGTTCAGCGCTGAACACCGTCCCCCACAGATGCATCGCTGCGTCGCAGAGCTGGTCGGTGTCAAGTCCCAGCGAGGCCGCAACTCGCTGATCGGTCAGTCCTGACCAGTCGAGGACCGGTCCGAAGGTGCCGATGTAGCGGCCTTCCTCCCAAAGTTCTGAGAGCCTGTCCCACCTTGCGCCAGCGCAAAAACTGGTCAACTGCTCACCGGTGGGCGCGAAGTCCGCGGTCACCGTCACGTCGCCGTCGAAGCGCACCAAGTCGGCAAGCCGGGGGCGCTGGTCGGTGGCATCCTCTAACGCGGCGGTCAGCGCCAGCACCGTGGCGAAAGTGGGCGCGCTGCGCCCCGCCTCGAAATCGCGGACCTTAGATGCCGTCCAGCGCAGGCCAAACCGTCTCGCCGCCTTTGCCAGGTTGTCTTGGGTCAACCCTGCGTCGAGGCGGATGCGCCGGCAATTGGCGCCCAACACTTCAGCGATGGGTTTTGCGGTCATGGCCGAACTGTAGCGTAGATTCGCGTCATTTGACAGCCGCATCTGGCGGTGGTTCTCTAGGTATGTGGATTCACGCTACTTCTGAAAGGACCACCTCTTATGACCGCCAGCACCATTGCAGACGACATCGCCAACCCGGCGCAAGTCGCTGAGGCACTCGGCATCACTGAAATGGCCCTCGCGCAGATGCGATATCGGGGTACCGGTCCCAAGTTCATCAAGCGGGGGTCGCGGGTGCTGTACCGCTGGTCCGACGTGTCTGCCTACTTGGACGGGCGGACCCGTGAACGCACCGGAGCCGAGCGGGGTCGGTAGAGCTGAGCCGACAACCTGCTTCACAGCACCTTCGATACCTGACAGATCGGATGACCGATGTAAGTGACTGTTTCAGATGAGAAAGGCCGCCCCGGCGTAAACGGGGCGGCCTCCCAACGCAAATCCAAATCCATTGCTAGGACCAAGAATACCAGTCTGTTATCCGCCGAGCACGCCGACCAGCTAGCCGCCTCGGGCATCACCGCCGAGCACGCCGCAGCCCGTGGGTACCGGACGTGCGGTCCCGGTCAGCAGTCGTACCTGGGCTATACGGTGAAAGTGGTCAAGCCCGGCCGGCGTATACCGGGTCTGCTTATCCCGCTGCTGCGTGCAGACGGATCGACATGGGGGTACCAATACAGGCCCGACGACCCGCGCCTTCGCGACGGCAAGCCGATCAAGTATGAAACCCCTTGGCAGCAGCGCAATGGGCTGGACGTGCCGCCCGGCGTCGGCCCCCTGTTGAGTGACCCGACGATTCCGCTGTTTGTCACCGAGGGTAGTAAGAAAGCTGACGCCGGCGCGCTCCACGGGCTGTGCATCGTCTCGCTAACCGGCGTGTGGGGCTGGCTCGGGACCAACAGCGCCGGGGGCAAGATGGCGCTGGCCGACTGGCACGACGTGGCGCTTAATGGGCGCCGCGTGATTCTGGCGTTCGACGGCGATGTGGCACGAAAGTCTTCTGTGCAGAAGGCTTTACATGCACTTGCACAGTACCTCACCCACAAGGGCACCACGATCGAGTACCTGTGGCTGCCCGATACCGACGACAAGACCGGGCTGGACGACTATCTGGTCGCCGGCAACACCGTCGAAGACCTATGGAAGTTGGTCAAGCCGACGCCGCCGACGCCGGTAAAGCCGAAGTCGGATGCTGACCCACAAGTGGCTCAACCCGCCGTCGAGCCGGCGAACGCGATCGAAGCGGCCGACGTCAACGGTGCTGACCTACTCGATGACGTTCAACAATTCGCCGGGCGGTTCCTAGCACTTCCGACGTCGCATCACTACGTCGCGCTGGCTCTGTGGGCCGCACACACCTGGGCAGTGTCGGCGTTCTATGTGACGCCGCGTCTGGTGTTGGATTCACCGGAGCCGGGTTGCGCCAAGACGCGGGTGCTCGAAGTGCTCAACCTGCTGTGCTGTAACGCGAAACTTACGCTGTCCACGACGACGGCCGCGTTGTACCGGAGGATCGCGGCGGCCGGTGACACGCCGCCCACCGTCTTGCAGGACGAGGCTGACGCGGTGTTCGGCAAGACCACCACCCCGCAGACCGAAGACTTACGTGCGCTGTTCAATGCCGGGTATAAGCGCGGCGCTACCGTCGATCGTTGCGAAGGTGACGCCAAACATATGGTGGTGCGCGAGTTTCCGGTGTTCGCTCCGGTCGCGCTGGCTGGACTGGCCGGAAAGGTTCCCAACACGATTCTTGATCGCGCTGTGGTGTTCCACATGCGCCACCGTGCCGCCGATGAGCAGATTGACGAGTTTCGGGAGCGCGATGCCGCCGTGGATGCCGCACCGCTGACTGAACGTCTATCCGCGTGGGCCACTGCCAACTTCGACGCATTGGCCGCCTCGCGGCCGAAGATGCCCACGGGCGTGCGCGATCGGCCGGCCGAAGTCTGGGAAGCGCTGATTGCGGTCGCCGACGTCGCCGGTGGGGAATGGCCGCGCCTTGCTCGTGCGGCCTGCACGCATTTTGTGCTCGACACCGACGACAGTGAGCCCTCACTTGGAATGCGGCTGTTAGCCGATGTCTTGAAGGTCTTCGATGACCGCATTGAAGTGGACGCGATGTTCTCCGCCGAACTCGTCTGGGAACTTACTAAGGACGCCGAAGCGGAATGGGGCGACCTATGGGGCAGGCCGCTCGATCAGCGCCGCCTAGCAAAGGAACTGCGGCGATATGGGGTGCGCTCGAAGTCCGTTCGCATTGGCGACTCAACGGCCAAGGGGTACCAGATCGACGGCGATGATGGGCTGGCCCAAGCGTGGCGTCACTACCTCGGTTCCACCTGTAAGCGTCACAAGCGTTTTGTGCGTAACAGTGCAGGTCAAAGCATTTTTGATCCGTCACACGATCCGTCACAAGCGTCACATGATCCGTCACAGCGTCACACCTCCGTCACACCAAAAACAGCCTCTGAGCTGTGCGTTTCTGAGACTGTGACGGCTGTAACGGCTGTGACGCATGCAGATGGCTCGCGGAATGGTCACACCACTGAACAGCCGCGATTGAGTCCCGTAACCGGTCCCGGTCGCTGCCCAGTCTGTAGCTTCCACGTCCCCACTCAAGGCCACCGTCCCGGCTGCATCGGGAGGGATCGGTGACCGAGATGAACGACGACCTCGCTCTCGACCCCAGCGCCTATCAATCACCCCGCGTCATTCGCGGGAGTTCAAAGTTCCGCATGGCCCGAAACCGGTTCAAAGAAAGATGCCGGCGCGTGAACGCTCGCTGCTACTGGTGTCAGTTGCGTGGCGCCGACCCCGAGCTGGCCCAAATCGACTACTACGCCGAGGCGAACCAGGCATGGTCATTTGAACTCGATCACCTCCACCCCGTCGAAACCCATCCCCACCTGGCCCTTGACCCAAGCAACTGGGTGCCGAGTCATTCACGCTGCAATAGGTCGAAAGGAACGAAATCGATTAAAAATATTGAACGCCAGAGTGATTGGGTAAAGCCCGACTGGTAATGGTGACAGGTCCCCTGATGTATACAGAATCCCCCCAAGCTACAGATTCCCTTGCGATACAACAACACTGAGACGTGCATGGATGCACTCAGACATACCCCCCACCCCTATTCTTTTACCATGGTCGGCGCGCTGCTCGTGAGTCGCACCGATTTTCGTCGGGCAAATTCAAAGCTATTTTTCGGCTGACTAGGCAAAACAGGTAAGGAGTTTCCAATGGAGAATCCCCGCAAACCGCCACCCTCCGACTTAGGGAAGGTCGGAAAAGCAGTGTGGCGCAGTATTATTCGGGAAAATGAGCTGAGCGCTATTGAATTTCCGCTGCTGCATCAGTTGTGCCGCGTTTTGGACACTTTGGACGATTTATACCGCGAAAAGGCGAAGATGACCGCGATTGTTGGCGGTTCCACGGGGCAACCGAAGGTCAACCCGATCCTCGCCGAGATCCGCGAGCAAACCGCGATCCTCGACAAGCTCGTTGTCGCCCTCGCAATTCCGTTGCCCGGCGAATCGTACGGCGCCCGCCGCACCGGGGCCGCGAGGGCGAAGGCCAAGGTTCGGAAGGTGTCATCGGACCCCCGCGTCAACCGCGTGGCCAACCTACGAGAGGGGGCGTGATGAAGGCAAGAGCCGACGCCAGTGTCCAACCCTGGCCCGATCGCCATGTGTGCTCGGACGGCAAGGTCCGGTCGTTGAGCGTCTACGTCGCCGAGGAGTGGGCCGACCATCCGGAAGTCGCTGGCCCCTCACGAACGGGTCATGCACCCGGCGATGGCCGCGGCGGCGAATTGGTGTTCCAAAGTCACCGAATCCGCGCCGCCCGAAGTCTGGGTCGCGATCCACTCGCTGAGGTGTCGAGGATGGCGGGCCGTGGCCCCCAGAGAAACACGCCCTTCTACTGACCCTCGACTACCCAAGAAAACCGCTCTCCGTAGCTCTCAGCCCCGAAACCATGAAAGGAACAACGACCATGACACGAACAAGAAGTGACGACCGTCGCGCCCTCGACCTGGTGGCCGCGTACGTCACCGCCGACATTGCGACTCTCGACAAGATCACCACGGAGGCCGCCGCCGCCGATCACCTGGGACACCTACTTCTCGGCACGTTCGAAGTTCTCGAACAACTGATGGAAGAGCTACCGCGCCCCGAGGTGGCCGCCGCCGTCGAACAGATAACCGCCATCGCTACGGGGAGCCTGGCGGTCGATGAGTCGTCGGCAACCGACCCCAACATGGTGGTGCTGGCGGCGAAGTTGTCCGTCGCGCATGCGGTGAACGACGGGGCCGCTGCAGCCGAGCTGCTCGACCAGCCGCAGTCGATCACGTTGCTCCTCGACGCGATCATCGGGCTACATCTGCACCTGCTGCCAGCGCTGGGTGACCCGGAGGTGCTGCGGGCGCTGCGGGTGGCGTCGCTGGGCGCCGCCATCGATGAGATCGAAGATGGCGAATGAACAATGATGCACTACAATGGATTTAAGCTCGGTATCGCCGAAGCGCCGGGAGCCTCAAGGCCAACCCGGACGGTCAGGTCACCATGCAGCAGCGCTTCTATCTGCATGTCTTCGAGGTGACCAATGACTACCGATGAAATCCTCTACCGCAGCGCCACATTGGCCCCGGCCGCTGGCCGTGTCGTGCACGGCCTCATCGTCCCCTACAACGTCGTCGCAGAGGTTCGCGACGGATTCTCTGCCTATCGCGAGAAATTCGCACCAGGCGCCTTTCGTAGGTCCATCACCGAGCGGGGAAATAAGTTGCGGCTGTTCACCGCTCACGACACCCGTCGACTGCCGGTCGGCAAACCAGTCGAGTTGCACGAGGACCACGATGGCGTTCGCGCCAGCTTCGAAATCGCGAACACTCGCGACGGCGACGACGTGCTCGAATCGGTCAACGGCGGCTACACGTCGAACTTCTCGGTCGGGTTCCGGCCGATTAGGCACAGGACCGAAAACGGCGTAATCGTGAGGACCGAGGCGTCGTTGCGCGAGGTCAGCTTGGTCGGACTGCCCGTTTACGACGGCGCTGTCGTCGCCGGGGTGCGCGCTGAGGGTCCGGTCATCGGTCGGCGCATCGCAGAGGCGCGACTACTCCTACTCGAACTATGAGATCAAGAAAGTGTGAAACACCATGTACATCAGAGATATTGACGACCTGCGTCGACAGATCGCGCAGGACCGCGACGCCGCCAACGAAATTCTCACGCGCGCCGAGGGAGACCTGGTTGGCCCCGACGCCGACGAGTTCGACCGCCTCATCAACAGGGCCAAAGCCAACAAAGACAGGCTGGACGGCTACCAGCGCCGCGCCGATGCGGTCGCGTCGTTTGAATCCATCACGTCGGCGGCTCCCGATCCGGCCGCGCCACCGGCTGCGGCAGGCCAGCCCGACGCCGGCTCACACGGAGTCCGCCTGCTGACCAGGGCGGACTCGGTTTCCCAGTGGACGGGACAGAGTCCCGAAAATCAGCCGAGTTTCGATAAATATATCCGCGGAATTGTCTCCGGTAATTGGCGCGACGCCGACCAGGAACGCGCCCTAGCCGAAGGCACCCAAAGCGCCGGTGGTTATCTCGTGCCAGCACCGCTGGCATCGTTCGTGATCGACATAGCGCGCAACCAAACCCGCGTTATTCAGGCGGGTGCGGTAACAATTCCGATGGAATACCAAACATTGCGCGTCCCGCGTCTGATCAACGAGGGTGCGCCCGCGTGGCGAAACGAAAATGCCCAAATCCCCGAACAGGATATGCAGTTTGATAGCGTACTATTTACCGCGAAATCATTGGACCGCTTGGTGATCTTGTCGCGCGAGTTGTTCGAGGACTCGAATCCGAGCGCGATGGGTGTGATTGCCAATTCGTTCGCGAAGCAAATTGCGGTCGGTCTCGATTATGCCGCGTTGCGTGGATCAGGTGTTGCCCCAGTGCCTTTGGGTGTGCTGAACACGCCCGGAGTCACCACGACCAGCCACGGAGCCAATGGCAGCGCTATTTCTGCGCTGTCGTACGACTTCCTGTTGCAGGCGGTGAATACAGTGCGGGCGAATAATTTCGAGCCTAACGCCCATATTGTGGCGCCGAAAACGGTCACGTCGTTGCGGACGCTGAAAGACACCATGGAAAGGTACCTACAGCCACCCGCCGATAGTCTACCCTTGCTGGCGACCAATCAGGTGCCTATCAATTTGACGGTCGGCACGTCAAGTGACGCCTCCGAGGTTTACACCGCGCAATGGGACCAATTAGGTATTGGTGTCCGAACCGAATTTGTTCTCGAATTTCTGCGGGAACGGTACGCGGATTACGGTCAATATGCGTTTGTCGGGCATTTGCGGGCCGATATCCAGTTGTTGCAACCCGCGGCGTTCGCCGTGGACGTCGGCATTCGGTCCTAAAAGACTCGGTCCAAAAAGACGGCGGGTCTGCTGACACCGGGCGCGCCTTTTTGTCCTCCCAGACCGGGGCGTGTTTGGTGGCGCGGAAGCCCGCACCGCGAGCACCGGACCGGGCGCCATCCCCGTCTACATTTCGGCGGGGTACTGGGCCGGTGCTCGTCATACACTCGATCCTATGAGTGCAAGCCCGTCGAATCGGCGGCTGATCGCGATGATCAGCCCCGAAGGTAGGACCGACGAGGAATTGGCCGACGAAGTCTGGGCGGCCTACCAGGCGTACCAGGAAGCCGACGAACAAGCCACTGAGTTCGAGCCAGTGCTTGACCTCAAGCGCGAACCACCGGAGTAAGCCCGAGCGTCACGAGTTGGGGCCCAAAGCGGTAGATGTACGCGTGTCAAGCTACTTCAGCGTTGCGCTCTGCGCGCCTGCTGCTGGTAGTAACGCTCTTCAGCGATGGCCTGTTGCTCACTGCGCTCAACGGCAAGATCTTTTTGGACTTCACGGATCAATCGATCCAATCCGGCAAGGGCTTCCGACGGCGTTGACGCGAGCCAGGACAGAGACGGAAATTCCGATGACGTTGCGACCCACTCGCGGTCCTCGTTAGAAAAATTGATCGAGTATTGAGGATGCCGAGCGCTCGGGATCATCTCAACTGACATCTGCCCGGCCCTCCTGTTCCTCATACCTGTCGACCGCCGCGAGCACTTGCCGCACCTGGTACGGCTTGGCTGTGCCGTCTTTGTTCTTCTGGATGTTCACACGGGGGTCCCCGGCCCAAGGGGTCTTGAACACGGCGTGGCTGCCGGTGTGCTGCCTCGGTTTGCCGAAGTATTTCTTGCACACCGCGTACACATCGTCGTATCGCAGTGACGTGGCGCAGTTCCTCATCGACTCCAACGCCTTCTCGGGTCTCCCCATAAATTGAGACGTTATCACTGATAGTAGCCATTTGTAGTGGTGGTCAACCATGTCGGCAAGGTCACGATTAGTCCGTCAAACTAATTACACCGATGTGATTTGGGGGTGCTTACGGCCTGGTGGAGCGGGAGCACGCCTCGCCCCGCGGGCACCGGCCCGGTCGGCACACACCCGTCCCATTCCACCGGTGCGGGGCCGGTGCCGCCTTGTCGCGGCTGGAAGCAGCGTCCTACCCGTACGTTGTCTGCATCTAAGCGGGTTCGATGCGCCGCCGAGACCGCAAGACGCTATTGTTGCTGGTAGTGGGGCAACACGATAAGGAAATCCGATGGCTGGTAGAGAGGGTCGTAAGCCACGGATGGGTCGAAGTCACTATGAAGGGGTACCGCAAGTTTCGATGCCCGTGCGGTGCGCATCAGAAGACGATCCACAAGTCGCCTAGTGACCCGAACTATGTGCGGAACACATTGAAGTGGTTTCAACGTCAGACATGCTGGGAGGAAGGTGAACAGGATGCCTAGCTTTTACGTCGAATTGAATTTCGATGACGGCCACGGCCCGTTCAGTGACGCCATGCTGGCTCACCTTGACGACGTTGCCGCCGCTTTCGCTGACCTAAGCGACGTTGATGGCGATGTGGGGGCCGACATCAAGGCGGGGCGGGTCGATCTGTGCATCACGGTCACGGCCACGAACCCGCCCGAAGCTCTGCTGAAAGCTTTCACTGCGGCCCGCACAGCCATCCACACGGCCGGTGGGCACACCACCACTTGGGATAGTTGGCTTGAGAAGATGCTTGAAGATGCCCAGTACCGGTCTAGCGTGGCCCCGGCGGATTGCCCTGCGTAGATCCAAGTCCAGCAAACGGCTCTGAGCGGACACCGTGGCCACCAAGTGGACGCAAAATGTCAACAAAGAGCGGTAACTGGCGTTAAGTGGCGATACGTGTTTGCGCAGCTAGGTGCCGCTTTAGGTCACTGATCAGGATAGCTGAATAGGGTTCAAATCCCTCCGCCACCGCCACAGCTCCAACAGTATTTGCCCAGGTAGTCCCACCCCGATCGGAGGGACGGTCGTCGTCGGTTCTCGTGCGGACCGCCAATCGTGAGCTTAGGCTCGACGAATGAACTGGATGACGTTAGTCGCCACTGCGCTCGTCCCTCTTGCGTCCGTGATTTCGAGCGCCACCGTCGCGATCTGGACGAAGCGCATCGACGCCAAGAACAAGGCGGAAGACCGGCGCCACGAACGTGTGCTCGACTTCGAGAAGCGGGCGGCCGATGACAAGAAGGCCGTGTTGAAATCGCTGATTTCCGCAACGATGTACGTCAAACGCGCCGCCCAATACGAGGGCACTGGCACCGCCGAGGAGATCGCCAACCAGCGGCGCGCCGAGGCCATCCGAGAGCTCTATGACTTCCGCATGCGTCTGGGCCTCGACGACGGGGTCGCCGAGCTGTTGGTCTACGCCGCACCACTGGTGCGCGACATGGTAAACCTGCTACTCGCTGAATGGGATCGTCAGTTCCGCGAGCACGGCTACTCACTGACCCAATTGGATTCGTGCAAGCGGCAATTGGCGCAGACTACGGCCTGCCCTGCCCCAATGGAGGACGCCACCGTGTACTACGAGGGCGAACTCAAGTGGTCCGAGTTGAGGAAGCAGGAGACGGTGTTTCTGGACAGGTTGGGCAGGGAATCGGGTCTCGACCTCGACGCACTCGTGGGCATATGTGACCGCACCCTGGAGGCCGCGCACAAGGACTTGCGCGGCGGATATGGGCTCGAGTACTGACTCCGGGAGGCGAGAGCGGGACGCCCCTCAATTCCATGGAAGCGAGACACCCTCCGGCCCTCCGAATGGCCTCGATCTAAAAAGGAACCTCATGACCACCACCGATCGCCTCGACCGCAGCACTGCGCTCGAACTGACGAAATTGGCCGCCAGAACCGTTCT